CGGCTCTTTTACGTAGGGATAACCCGCGCAAAACAGGCATTGCATTTAGTTTTACCCAAACATATTGAAAAAGGCTTCAAAATATGAAAAAAACAATACCCCTTTTTCCCACCCCCACTGAATGGTTAGCTCCAGAAGTATTCCCCAACCTGTCTACAGCGAAAGAGATTGCAATTGATCTTGAAACATGCGACCCCAACTTGGAATCCATGGGCCCGGGATGGCCTCGGAACGACGGTTTCGTTGTCGGCTACGCCATTGCCGTCGATGGATGGTCTGGATATTTTCCGGTGGCGCATCAGGGTGGTGGAAATCTGGACAGACGAAGAGTGGAGAGATGGCTCACGGACGTATTGGCTTACCCTTCCGATAAGGTTATGCATAACGCCGCCTATGACTTGGGGTGGCTACAAGCAAGTGGTTTTAAGGTCAACGGACGGATCGTTGATACCATGCTCGCTGCCCCAATTCTTGACGAAAACCGCTTCAGCTATGCTCTCAACTCGTTGGGATTCGACTACTTACAAGAAGTCAAGTCAGAGCAAGGGCTCAAACAAGCCGCTGCGGACTTCGGAGTTCATCCAAAAAAGGAACTTTGGAAATTACCCGCCATGTACGTGGGAGAATACGCTGAGCAGGATGCAGCGCTCACACTGAAACTGTGGCAAGCATTCAAGATCCGCATGCGTCAGGATGAAGTGGAATCCATCTTCAACCTCGAAACAGAAGCCTTCCCCGTCCTGCATAACATGACAAGCCGCGGCATTCGGTTTGACCGCCCCAAATGTGAACAGCTAATCGACCAATTAATTGCTCGTGAGAAACAAATCCACAAGGACCTCAAGTCACTCATCGGATCCAACGTCGATATCTGGGCCGCACAAAGCATCGCCCTAGCTTTTGACAAGCTTCACCTGCCCTATGCAAAGACCGAGAACGGCCAACCGAGCTTCACGAAAGGTTTCTTGGATGGTTGTGAGCACCCAATAGCCAAGATGATTGTGGAGGCGCGCGAGACTAACAAAACCCATAGCACCTTCCTGCAGCCGTACCTCAACTTCAGCGCTAAGACAGGACGTATCCACCCCCACGTCAACCAGATGCGCTCAGATGATGGCGGCACCGTTACAGGACGTCTGTCCATGGCCAATCCAAATCTGCAGCAGGTCCCTGCCCGCCACGAGATCATCGGCCCCATGGTGCGCAGCCTATTTCTTCCCGAAGAGGGCGAGATGTGGGCATCAAATGACTTTTCTTCACAGGAGCCACGCCTCTTAGTCCACTACGCTTCGCTCCTCGATTTACCCGGAGCCGATATCATGGTTTCTGCTTATAGGGAAAACCCTAATACCGACTTTCACCAGATGGTTGCCGAGATGGCCGGCATCAACAGGAAAGCTGCCAAGACCATTGGCTTGGGTTTGATGTACGGCATGGGCAAGAACAAACTGTCCGCGCAACTGGACCTAAACCTTGACGAAGCGTCGGAACTTATTGATAAGTTCCATCAAAATGTTCCATTCCTCAAGGGCACAGTCAATGCCGTGATGAAACGGATCGAGCATCCCGCATCCAACGGATCCATCCGCACCCTTCTTGGCCGCAAGTGCCGGTTCCCACTTTGGGAGCCGATGGAGTGGGGCGTGAACAAAGCCCTTCCCCGTGAGCAAGCAGTCATTGAATACGGCCAACGGATCAAGCGCGCGGGCACCTATAAAGGATTGAATCGCCTTATCCAAGGGTCTGCTGCAGACCAGACAAAGGCTGCAATGGTTGCGTTAGCTCGGGAGGGGATCATGCCCATGCTGCAGGTTCATGATGAACTGGCATTGAGCGTCAAGACAAGAGAAGAAGCGCAGCGTGCAGCAGAGATCATGGCAACGTGCGTTAACATGCAAATCCCCAGTCGGTGCGATGTGGAAGTCGGACCGAGCTGGGGAGAAGCAAAGTAATCAGCGAATCCGTCCGTTGAGGCGGTCCGCTACCAACTGGGCGTAGCCGGCAATATCTAGCCAGTGGTCAACCACATCAGGATTGCCGTTGATGATACGGCCAACCTTATGCAAGATCATGTCCAGAGATTCGGCCTGATCATGTGCCAACGTCTTGTCACGATTGTTTAGCGCATTCTGTACAACACGTTTTAGCATTTGAATGACTTCAGCGCCCTCGATGAACTTACCGTACTCCACGGCCCGAGCGTCAAGGGTCTCATCTACCTCAGGCATTGGCGGCATCTCAGGCGGCTGCCACGGATCGTCGTACATCTCAACGGGCAGTACAGGGGCAAGCGATGCCAACTGCTGCGACTTTGGCGGGAACACAAAACCTTCCTTCTTCATCATGCTGCGCAAGACGTAAATATATTGTTTCTTTGTGTTGAACCGCGCTGCTACTTCATTTGGTGCTGCAGCAGGATTACTCTCCATAAATCTACGGGCGCGAACGCCTATTCCAGATGAACTGAGTTTGTTTTTACGTTTAGTTGCTTTCATTTCCGACTTTCTTGGTTGTTAAAAACTTCATAATATTTCTTAGGCATGGGTGCCTTCTTATCTAACAGGGCTCGCAGCCACTCTGCTCCGCCCAATTGGTTGAGAATCATCCACTGTCTGTCAGACATCCTCACTTGTCTTCCGATCAGTGGCTCGGGGGGTTTTGGTCTTGGCATGCTCTAATAAATTCCTTGTCGTTACTCGTTTGGTCCAACAGCAAGCGCAAATCCACTTTGCTGCACTCATTTGTATCCCACCTTCCGGTGGCCGTTTCTCTTCGCATTTATTACAAAGTTGTAATTGATGCACCGGCTGCGTGCTACCAAGCTGCAGGTGATGACTAGTAAAGCTCACGATTTCATATTCCTAATGTAGGTAGCAAAACTGTCTATTGTGTCAGGGTTGAAAGCCGTCATCTTCTCAATTTCCTTGGCCACTTCTTCGATCACTTCGTTGCGGTCACCCCATGGCTTTAAAGTCTTTTGCACCTCAGACTCAGCCGCCATACCATCTTCGTATCCTTTGGCATACACCTCGTTGTCCGCCTCAATCAATTGCTTGATGAGACTTAAACTTTCCTCACATACTTTTGTGAGACTCTCCACAGCAATAGCACGTTTGATAATCATGTTTTCTCCTTAAGCTTGTCGTTTGCCAGTTCCATCATGCGTTGGTAGATCTCCGGCTCTTTCTCTTTAAGCCGCCCCAAAAACAGCGGCAGCCACGTTTCATCAGTCGGCAGATTGCGCATCAAATCACCTAGTTCTTTGTATGTGGTCATGCTTCACCCCGCTCGGATATGGAATCATGGATATCAATGCAAGCTGCCCATGCCGCACTTGTTGCAGGATTTTTTTCAAGCTTCGCATACACCTTGGCATGTTCTTCAACAATCTTGGCACACGCCTCACGCTCATGCTGTGCTACTAGCTTGGCAAACGCGGTCAAGTCTTTGAGTTGTGCCTTGCTAGTCCATGCAACACCATAGACTTTAGCAAGCATCTCAATGATTTCATCCTATGTCATGCCTTCTCCTCAAACTCGTCCTTTATCTTCTGACGATTGATCATGGCCTGCATGGGATCAATATCCCCCATCAGCACTTCAAGCAGCAGACGATCTATTGCCTTTAATTGCTTTTCCAATGCCGCATTCTTGGTAACAAACTCCCCACAAGCGGCAACATACGGCCGCAGCAGTTCTAGTTCTCTTTGCTCAGTCATATTACGTTCCTCGTTTCTTCAAAATAAGTTGCAGCATCACGTTCAATCTGAGAAATCACATCCGGATGCAAAACCCCGCTCAAGTCCAAATTGCTGTTAGGCAAGAACACCGAAACAAGAGTCCAAACTTCAGGGTAGTCCGGCTCCAACTTCATCCCCGACATCGGCTCAATCGATCCAATCTCCTCGGGCTCATACTCGAACAAACACTTAAGGTCAAGCCCTAGTTCGTCGCATTCATACAAAAACTCATGCAAATTTTGCATAACGTTACCCCACAGTCAAAATTATTAGAAAACCCACAATCACCGACCCCAACGTCACAGGCCACAAGGGCACAGGACGATGGATCGAGGACCATCCCATCAAAGCCGCCTGCACAAGCTCCTCAGACGAAGTCATCTCAGGAGGCTTTGGCTGATACATCAGCCCTATCTGTACCTTGCCCGTGTTAAAAGGCGTTACACGCCCGTTTGTGCGGTTGATGGATATAGATTCATGCGCATTAGTGATCATAAGAAACCTTCATCTCTTTCTTGGTCTTCAACGCATCACTATAAGCATGCTCAAAGCCCTCCAAAAACTTGTCCAACGGCACATCCAACTCAGCCGTCAAAATGGCTGAGGAGACAAGGCACGCGAACCACGCGTCAGCCGGCTTGACAAAAGTAGTTGCGCAGAAATTAAGCAAAACCTGCGCATCGTCCATGATCTTTTCGATCTCTTTATCCGGTGTCTCCGGTAATTTACCCATATCACTATCCTTTCTTTGTTAATGAAGTTTGTCAGCGTTTTATCAATGCTGACAGGGTTATTATCAAAGCATACGCAAGTTATGTCAATTACT